CCGCTCGTTTGCCAGAGCGGAGTCGAGCCGACCACTTGTGGTCTGGCAAGTCAAGGGAGTTCCTAGTTGGTGCACTGCGCGGGAAAGGTTTTCGGACCGATCCTCTCGACGCGCGGTACAAAGAGGTCCTTTCTGCAGGTAAGATTCGTCCTCTCGTCATTTTTGACGAGAGGGTCGATCTCCTGGCGCCCCTCCACAAGATGATCTACCATCATCTTGGTGAGATGGATTGGCTTCTGAAAGGCCCACCGACTAGGGAGAAGATAGAGTCCGCCTGTGCTGGGTACGAGTGGTTCACGTCTGTGGACCTAGTCTCGGCTACTGACAACCTGCCGCTTGATGCGACAGAAGCTATCCTTGGCGCGCTCTTGGCGAAGAGCGCCTGTGTGCCGGGAGGGATCCGCTGTTTGGCGGTGAACTCTCTGCGCCCGATCGTGCGTTCCGGCCTGCCGGACACCGATGTCGAGGTTACGCACGGGCAGATGATGGGGGGCTACCTCTCCTTTCCCCTTTTGTGCCTTCAGAGCTATCTAGCCGCCAGGTGGGCGACTAGAGGAATGAAGGCCAACTTCCTTGTCAACGGTGACGATACGCTAATCGCTTCCGCTGACTTCGTCTCGGCCGAGGCCTACCCATCCGGGTCGGTGCTCAATGATCTAAAAACGATCCGAGCCAGGAATGCAGTTGAGATCAACTCAACGGTCTTCCTGAGGAGTAAGGGCAGATGGCGCGAGGTTCGCCATCTGAGGAGAGGAGCTGCGCTGTCCGACTACAAGGGCATGCTGCACCTCGCAGCCGCTTGTAAGTGGGATGTCCACTGGACCGACGCTCTTGTGAGGTCCAGAATCGGTCAGCGCTGGGGTTTCCTCCCTTCGCAGCTTGAGCTGCACCCGGCTTCCTACCCTGCCTTCCAGAGGCAGTGGGGGATGAGGAGGTCTCACACAGACCTTCCTGACCTGTCAGGCGAAGTTCCGGACTTCGGCCTTGTCAGGAAACCGGGCCAGCCGGCTGGGGATGAGAAGATCGCCCTACGCCAGGTTCTCTGGACGTATGGGCGACCGAAGGGAGGGAAGGGCCCTGAGCCACCAACTCACGGGAAGCTCAGGAGAACGTTTAGTTATCGCAACAAGCGACGATTCGCTTTGTCTTTCGGCAGGTTGACCTACCTCTGTCACCTGCGAGAGTTAAGCATGACTAAACGTGGAGAGAGGGAGGAGACATATTCGGTTCCAGCCGATTATGTCCCGATTAAGGAAGAGGAGGGACGAATCATCCCTTTCTTCGATGGTGATGGTCTGCTCTGCATTCCATCCCAGCCTAGGGAGGCTGGCGGCTGGTAAGGGAATACCAGTGATTCGTCGGCGGGTGGGCTCGTGCACCGCTCGGTCAACGCCATGGCATTGCTTTAAGCCTGTGGCGAACCCTACACGTCTCGTGGCGTGTGCCTAGTCAGTAATGACAGGAATGCCCTCGCAGCTACCTTCGAGCGCGAGTGTTTAGGGGCGATACGATGCAGAGGAAACTGGAGTGCGAAGCACTTAAAAAGAGTGGC